CCGACAACCCTTTCCGTAAACGCTGTTTTATTTCTCAGCGGAGTAGTTGCAACCGCGTTAAGCGTTCCCGCGTTTTCTTGTGGCTGCGTAGCTGCTTTTAAGTAATTTAGCTCTTCTACTATTGTTCCTAAATTAAATGCGTCTACCTTGCGTATAATTAACACGCTGGAAGCCGTATTGATTAATCTTACATATTCATTTTCTTTAAAATCACCTAAATAAGAAACAGGTTTATTTGCGTTGTCTAATGTTCCCTTAATTACGGTTTCAGTTCCTTTATTAAAACCCGCTTTAGCTCTTAATATTTCGTTTTCAGTTACTTTATTTAGCCTAATAGGCAAAGTTAAAATACTTCCCGATTTGCTTAAATCATAATTTAAATCATTTTTTGTAGCTAAACTTCTTAACGATTCAATAAATTGATAGCCGTTTGTTTCGTTCTCGGGCAAATTGTTAAAAGATAGACCAGCTAAATTCATCAGCTTTGCTACTAATTGGTGAAAATCTCCATAAACCCTTTCGTTAACAGGTGTTCCATCTCCAGACCCTGTGTTATCTTTTATCCTGCCGTTTAGATAGTTTGAAGGATCTGAAAGGTCTATATTTTGTAAGGTTGCTTTATTTCTAGCCATTATTTTTTATTTATGTAAAGTTAACAAATATATACGCAGCCAAATGGGCTGGCTTTAATTTTAATACTAATTCTCTGAATTCTCTTCTTCTGCTTTCTGGAATTATAGCGTTTTCGCCAAGATTTTCACCGCAAATAAAAAAGCTAGCCCATAAGTTGTCACCAACTCCATAAGATTCATCAGGATCTATTTTGTTTGCAACAACTTCGAAGGTCACTCCGCCATGAAAAGTTCCCTCCCCGTGCTGAGTATCTCCTCCATGTTGAGTTGTATCTACAACTGAGCCACTAACCTCTCCTGGCGTTTTGTATATAGGTATATTCGAGGTTACTGATCCAATCCCTACGGAAGCAAATGTAGGTGTGTTTTCAAAAACACGAACATTAAAACCAGAAATTCTTAACTGATTCTCTATAAAATTTTTTGACTGCCTTCCTTTTATGTTGTTTGGATGGCCCATTTTCCGCCTTAAAGCAGATTTTCTAAGTTCTAAATCATTTCCAGTACCATCAATTAATCCATATTTAAATTCTAAAAAAGAAGCGTCATCAGCAGTAAAGTTTTCGTTATCAGGAATACTAGCATCTATTAAATTTCTGTATTTCTTGACAAATCTCAAAAAACTCAAATTAATTGCATCATGAAGTAAATCAAAAGTTCCCCCTTTTGGCTTGTAAAATGCGCGACCTGTTGGGTACAACTCATTTACTAAATTTGATAATTCAGTAACTAAAACATTGTCCTCAGTTTGAATTGAACTTTCTGGATATTTATGTCGAGTTCTTATTCCGTATTTAGCATTTATTCCATGCTGTGTTTTTTCGCTCATTATAAATAATTTACATTTATGAGATTTGGTATTTTCTCCTTAGAAAATATAAAACTTGTTTGAGTTACTCCATCAATTAACATGCTGAAATCATTGAAAAAATTATCAGCATCTAAAACATCAGTAACAACCCCCTGTAATCTTGCGACAAATAATATATCGTTTTTGTTTCTTAATAAATCAGCTCCATCAACAAATGGTCTTATGTTATTTAAAAAAGCAATTAAATTTAATTCGATTGCTTCCCTTATATCAGTGCTACTATCTATTAATCCAGTAATATTAATTTCTACATCAATTGGATCAATAGGAACAACTTCTAAATTAGCTTGCGCAGGTCTTCTAGCTCTTTGAGCTGTTGGTTTAGTTTCGTCTGGATCAAAATTAATAACCTCCTCCACTTCGTTTAAAATATCTTGACTAGGTACCCCGCCATTTCCAGATGATTCTACAAATATCTGCATAGTACCACCATCGCCATCTTTTACATATGGATATACAAAACGAACTCCAGCAGCATCCGAAGCCCAAATCCGATAGTCAGATTTTGAGCCGCCTTGAGGCTCCAATTGAATAGCGTTTAAAACTGCATTTCTAAATTCTTGAGTCGTTTCTGCATCAACTGGATCTTGAAAAAGAGATCCAGCTCCATCTTTATTTATTACCACCGTTTTATCTACACCAATAACTGGTTCGGTAATTGTTAAGTTATTTCCGTTGTCTTGAAAATAATCTAAACCGCCACCAATTGATCTCACCGTAATTATATCATCCGTGCCTGTTAATGTATATTCATTTTCTAAAATATATAACTTATTTGGATTTTCTGAATCAATATTTGATTTGAAAGTTAATCCACTTCGCAAAACGCTATCCTCTACACCAACAACATCAACTCGATAAATTGCGGAAGTCGAGGGTCTTATTTCTCGATTTAAATAAATTCTTCCTAAACGATTTAAAGATCCGCCATTTTCAAAAGTATCCGCGGTATCTGGATATAAGTTTCTTTGAGTATCTTCTAATCCTAAATAAGCCAGTTTAAATTGAGCTGCTAAAACACCAGATAAAGCGTCTAAAACTTTTTTTAAATTATCATCCGATATATTAAGTCTATTCCGAAGATCTTTGCTGATTTGATCTTTTAATTCTAATATTGTTGTCATATAATTTCCTGTATTATTAATTCATTTCTTGAATTTTCCCAAACCATTTTTAACTGCCTATCGGATTGATTTTGAAATTCTGAAATAAAGATTAATATTTCCGCTCTATTATTAGAAGATATACTAACCTCGACCTCAAAATTAACTACATTATTAAGGAATTGTAAATCCGCATTAACTGCATCTTCTATTAATTTTCTACCCTCTCCATTTAACGAGACGGTCGACAAAGTCCTTTCCGTTTGTGAATTAAACCATTTATCTGTATTGTTAGAATAAAATAATTGGTTTCCCCAGTAATCAAAATTTTCCTCTAAATCCGTTTCCTCACTTGTAGTATTTTGCTCAACGTTGCCACCGTAAAGAGCTAAATAAATAGTTTGATAAATAGTTTCTGCCATCAAAAGATCAGAGTTTAAAATCCTCATTTCACCTCCAGATCCGCTTTCAAATAAATTTATATCTTTTGTTGACATCGCTTTATATTTTGCTTGTTGACATGGTTATGATTTATTTAATTAATTACCTAATTACCGTAATTTAAAACTCCTACTGTATTTTGCATGCTTATTGGAATCGCTGTTCCGTCTTGATATACTTTCTCCACATTATCACCCTTGTCTTTCACTGTAAGGTTAATATTGCTATCTCTAATTGTTTCTGTGGTTTGTTGGCTTGCAGCTTGCGAGCTATTTGGTAAAACACCGCTTTCATCGCCATTTCTGTCAAAATTAAAATTAGCTTCCATTTCGTTTAACTTATCTAATCCCTCACTAGCTAAATTACCTAATTTACCAGGCAATTTAGATAAAAGAAACAACATTGATTTCAGGGGAAGCAGCATAAAAGTGATTAATGCGTTACCGATTCCCTTAAAGAAATCTAGAAAGTCAAATTCTTGAAAAAATTTAGTTATTGAATCCCAAGCCGTTCCTAGCATTTCTGTAAATTTAGTAAATTGCTTTCCGAAAAAAGCCACAATTTCATCCCAATAAAGGAATATATAAACGACTGCTAAAACGGCGGCGATGATAGCAAGTATAGGCCATGTGGCTGCGATAACAGAAATCGCTAAAGCTACAAACGCAGTATTTGCCAACCAAGTAACCGCAGTTCCTATCAACATAGCGGTTCTGTAAGCTCCTTGCGCCACAGCGTTCTGTATTAACGCCCTTTTGTTTGTTTGAGTAATTGCGGTATTAACTCCCATTACAACGTTATAAGCGAATAAGGCTATTTTTGTAGCAATTATTAATCCTTTAATTATTACAAAAGAACCAATTAAAAGTCCAATCGCTTTCAGCCAAAATAAGCTAGTTTCCGCTGCCGATCTTATACTTAATTCATTTGCGTCTAATGTACTTTTAAGAGCTTCCGTCCCACTTAGTAAGCTTAATATTTCTGTTGATACATCGACAACGCTTCTAATAAATCCGCCAAAAGCTCCAGTTCCGTCATCTAAGGATAATATAAAACCTTCATAAGCAGAATTTAATAAAATTAAACTACCTCCTAAAGTATCTAATTGTTTAGCCGCCATATCTTTGGCCGCATTAGATGAATTTTTTAAAGCTTTTTCTAAAGTTTCTGCTGCATCCGCATTTTCCATAAAAGTAGCAAAAGCTGCAACGGATCGTTTATCTGTTAATTCTAATGCAGAAGCCAAATCTATTCCCTCCGCTTTTAATTTTTT